GCTATTCAATGACACGTCTTTGGCAACCAGTAAGATACTGTCCATAGAAACATCGCCTTTCACATATAGTTTACTATTTAAAGACACGTCTTTGGCAACCGCCAGAATGCTGTCCATAGAAACATCGCCTTTCACATATAGTTTGCTATTCAATGACACGTCTTTGGCAACCAGTAAGATACTGTCCATAGAAACATCGCCTTTCACATATAGTTTACTATTTAAAGACACATCCTTGGCAACCGCCAGAATGCTGTCCATAGAAACATCGCCTTTTACATATAGTTTGCTATTCAATGACACATCTTTGGCAACCAGTAAGATACTGTCCATAGAAACATCGCCTTTCACATATAGTTTACTATTTAAAGACACGTCTTTGGCAACCGCCAGAATGCTGTCCATAGAAACATCGCCTTTTACATATAGTTTGCTATTCAATGAGACATCTTTGGCAACCAGTAAGATACTGTCCATAGAAACATCGCCTTTCACATATAGTTTACTATTTAAAGACACGTCTTTGGCAACCGCCAGAATGCTGTCCATAGAAACATCGCCTTTTACATATAGTTTGCTATTCAATGACACGTCTTTGGCAACCGCCAGAATGCTATCCATAGAAACATCGCCACGCACAAAGAGTTTGCTATTCAATGACACATCCTTGGCAACTGCCAGAACACTATCCATAGAAACATCGCCTTTCACGAAGAGTTTGCTATTCAATGACGCGTCTTTGGCAACCATTAAGATGCTATCCATAGAAACATCGCCTTTCACATATAGTTTGCTATTCAATGACACATCCTTGGCAACTGCCAGAACACTATCCATAGAAACATCGCCTTTCACATATAGTTTGCTATTTAATGACACATCCTTGGCAACTGCCAGAACACTATCCATAGAAACATCGCCTTTCACATATAGTTTGCTATTCAATGACACATCCTTGGCAACCGCCAGAACACTGTCCATAGAAACATCGCCGCGCACAAACAGCTTGCTATTTAAAGACACATCCTTGGCAACCAGTAAGATACTGTCCATAGAAACATCGCCGCGCACAAACAGCTTGCTATTTAAAGACACATCCTTGGCAACTGCAAGAAGACTGTCCATAGAAACATCGCCGCGCACAAACAGCTTGCTATTTAAAGACACATCCTTGGCAACCATTAAGATGCTATCCATAGAAACATCGCCGCGCACAAACAGCTTGCTATTTAAAGACACATCCTTGGCAACCATTAAGATGCTATCCATAGAAACGTCGCCACGCACATATAGTTTACTATTTAAAGACACATCCTTGGCAACCATTAAGATGCTATCCATAGAAACATCGCTGCGCACAAACAGCTTGCTATTTAAAGACACGTCTTTGGCAACCGCCAGAAAACTGTCCATAGAAACATCGCTGCGAACGAACAATTTACTATTTAAAGACACATCCTTGGCAACCGCCAGAACGCTGTCCATAGAAACATCGCTGCGAACGAACAGCTTGCTATTCAATGACACGTCTTTGGCAACGGCCAGAATGCTGTCCATAGAAACATCGCCGCGAACAAACAGCTTGCTATTAAAAGACACATCGCCACTTGCTACTAAATTACCATTAATTGATATATCCAACGTATTAACAATTCTGTAATTATTCACCACAGTATTAATAACACTCGTTGCTTGTTGCTGGTATACGGATAAGTTTCCGCGAATAATTACATCGCCGCCTACTATCACATCTTTATTAAAAGAAGCATCCCCATAAACACACAATTTACTATTCAAAGAAACGTCTTTGGCAACCGCCAGAATGCTATCCATAGAAACATCGCCTTTCACATATAGTTTGCTATTCAATGACACGTCTTTGGCAACTGTCAGAACACTGTCCATAGAAACATCGCCACGCACAAAGAGTTTGCTATTCAATGACACATCCTTGGCAACCGCCAGAATACTGTCCATAGAAACATCGCCTTTCACGAACAGTTTGCTATTCAATGACACATCCTTGGCAACCGCCAGAACACTGTCCATAGAAACGTCGCCACGCACGAACAGTTTGCTATTCAATGACACATCCTTGGCAACTGCCATAACACTGTCCATAGAAACATCGCCTTTCACAAAGAGTTTGCTATTCAATGACACATCCTTGGCAACTGCCAGAACACTGTCCATAGAAACATCGCCTTTCACAAAGAGTTTGCTATTCAATGACACATCCGAACTAACCAATAACTTACCGTTTAATGACAAATCATTTGTTACACTTACATTGTAATTATTAACGGTAGTATTTGTGACAATTGAATTCACCGTTTGTGTAACAGATAAAACGCCCGAAATGTCTACACGACCATTGAATGATGCATCGCCAAATGTTACTTTATCTGCGGTTACTACGCCAGTAAATGTAGGTGAATCAATGTTAGATTTCAAGTTCATTGAAACGTCCAATACTGCATCGTGCAATCGCAGTTCGTTCACAGATGCGTCTAATAATCCGATATTTGTTTCGATTGCAGCTAGTGCGGCTTCTGATGAACTACCAATAGAAATCCATTGACCATTCGCATATCGAACAATACTATTAGTCGCGGTATTCACAAAGATTTGATTGTTTTGAGGAGACAATGTCGCTTTATACGCATCATCTCCAAAATCGATCATTTTGGGAGTACCTTTTCTTCCAATGTATGTATATATCGTCAAAACGGGTTTATTGTCAGTTACATTCACCTGAAAATTGGTATTGGTCTGTGTCCCATTAGAAAAATTACTAAAATCAGGAAAGAATAATACACCAGACTTCAAATCAATAAACCAATTCCCGCCCATTGAACCAAACGGCAAGGTTGCATTGGTCGATTTTTCGGTATTAACCTTGTACAAATACGGCTGTTGAATATTAGAATTTGCATCTGTATACTTTTTATAGTTAAACTGAAATGCATCTTTGATAACGTTCACATTATTACTATTCAATTTATACCAAGATGCGCCAGGAGTTGACAATTCAGGCGTTTCGTCTAAAATTAACAATCTTATCCGCCGTATAATGCCTGTTGAATCATCTACTATGCTACATACGCTTTTATCTCCAGTTGCAGCATAATTCACAAAATTACTAGAAACTAATCCAATTTCAGACGCGGTTCTGACTATTCCGTTTGTATTAAAGTCAGGAATGGATGGGATAACGTCTATTAAAATATCTTCACCAATGCTATAATCGTTAAATGGAACAGTAGTTTCTTCATACCACGCACGACTTTCGTCAGCAGACGGAAACCCAAAAGCGGTTTTAACTAATATATCAACCTTTTCAGTAGTATCAAACACGTTTGTATCACTACTCATTGTATCTATATTATTTGATAATATAATATACATACACATATCTACGTAAAGGCGTGCGCTAAACTAGATCTTCAATCCAATAAACAAATATAAGTCGTTATTTATTGCGGTTGGATTGATGTAAATGCCAAAGTCTCCATTGCTATTTGTAATTTTTGAACCATAAGATGGTGATAATGAATTTGTGTATCCAGTGGTTGCCGTTCCGTGCACTGACCATGTTCCACTCAATGGGTCAAAACCCTGTTTTAAGTTACCAATTACATTGACACTAGTTCCTGTTTTGGTAGCCCGACAAAATCCGATTGCATCAGTATTCGCATAATTGAATAATGCAGTAATCGTCGCACTATTAAAAAGTCCACTGTCAGATAACATCGCCTTTAATGATAAATATTTGTTACTCTCGTTGTTTAATAACACATTATATGTCGTGCCGTTAAAACTATACTGTGTATTTGACGACTTATTCAATTTAAAACCGACCCATTTATATCTGGTGCCGCTGGAGACCTGACTACCAGTCAAATCTAGACCATTTGCCCCCGCATTGTATGTATAACTACCTGAAAGACCGTTCCAAGTATAACTAGTTACGTTTGGATAAGTAACTGTGCTATTTGTCTGGAACTTACCGCTGTAATACAACAATGTCCAGTCTTTGATTATTAATGTATGGTCGGTATATGCAATAACGCCGAGACCGCCAAGATCACTATTGAGTTTTGAAATAGTGGCATCGGTTATTTCATAAATATCCGTCAGGGTCAACTTTGTAGTAAGACTATTGCCATAATTATTATAACTAGTCATATCAAAATGATGGCTAACTGAAACGGTTGTGTTATTTGCAAGTCCGCTGTTGCCAGTTTTCAATGAATATGCGGTTTCGCTCACAGTCAGCGTCGTAGATGTGCTCAGTATTGCGCTCGTATAATGCAAAGATTGTAATGCATTACTAGTACCACTAGAAAAGGCGATTGCATCGTATATATATGTTCCATTGCTCTGGATCGCATTTTGTGCGATTGAAATAGTTCCAGTTGTAAATCCGCTGCTTGCACTTGCAGTATTCGAAGAAGACGTTATTCCAGTAAAATCTGATAATTTTCTATCTCCCCGAATAAATCCAGTTGTGGAATTAATATTATTATACGTTCTCGCACAATCAATCTTATATTTCTTAACACTGGGAATTCCCATAGTCCAAACAACGGATAAAACCGTGGGAGTGTTGGTAGACGTAAACGTCGGATCAAGGCTAAGATTGTCAACATATATGGCTGATGTGGCCGATATAGTGGCGCTTCCTCCCACCTTTGCGCTATCTCGTGTAACTCCTAGTTTAAGTTGATATGGGGTAGAACGCGCTTGGCCGATTGCCGCTTGAATATTTGCCGTAGCGATTGGCAATAACTGTGTTGTTCCATATAGTCTAAACCCTTGCGTTTGACTATTTCCGCTATAAATGTCAGATTGTCCTGGCGTGCTAAAATAATTTACTCCTGTAATGCTCGTGCCGATGGTGGCAGTACCAGTCTTTGTACCAGCGCTCGGTGTAAATCCGTTATATGAAAGTACTTGTTTCGGACTATCATCAACATACGCCGTTACTTGCACTAGATTGGTTAAGTTGTCTATCCATTTGCCGTAACCATATGTATCAGATGATGCTGCGGACGGATTCGTAATTTGGAAAGATTGTGCAGCAGAATTGGTTGGAGTTATAATATCAGAATTTCCTATATTCACATAAATAACATTAGTGTTTGATAATGTGGAGGTGGTGATGTTGTTTGTATTAGAATACGTTAATGTTGTTGGACCAGTGGTTGTATATGCACCAGAGGAAGGTAATGTGGTATATTGCGTTGGTCCGTTGCTATCATACGGAAACTCTGTGGATGGGACATTGTTCCAGCTAGTATCCGATATACTATATTGGATGGATAGGTCATTTTGAACGCGGGTTAAAAAGTTATATTTGGTGCCAGCACGTAATCCATTTAATACTACTGTGAAATTACTTCCGCCAGCAACGTTCTCGTCAGTTTCGTTATCGTTAGCAATTGTTTGAACAAGAGGATATGCAGTGCTAGACAAGGTATCTGATTGTGTATATTTTGTTTGAGTTTGACTCAAAAGCCCAGGTGACGTGGCATCACCTGTTTCTGGGTAATTAAAATTGTAGGTTAGGGTGATTTGGTCAAAACTGTTTATTGATTTGGATATGAAGAGTGGTTGTCCAGGCGCTTTCGCTTCTTTAAACGCAATTTGACTGTATATAAGCGACCGCGTTTCTACTGTGGGGTAATTTGCTCCGCTGTTTTCTCCGTATACACGAACATCAAAATTTACGAGCGGAGTTGCCGCCAATAATGTGGTCACTGCTGCATTGCCACTTGGGGCAGTTTCTTTTCTGGTAATTGTTATACTTTTATACGCGTTAGTATTATAATTGTTGGTTATATTAATGGTATTGTATCTAGCCCATCCATTCGTAATACTACCACTTGAAACATCTATATAAACCTTATCTATGTTTGGTAATATCTTTTTGTATGAAGTATCAAAATTTAAATACGCCAACTCCGAACTCTTCGATATTTTTGCGAGAATATCGTCGTACGTCCAGTATAAATTAATGACTTTTGTGGTATTACTATATCCATCCGTATATGAAGCATTCTTTGTAAATAGTTGTGGTTGCTGTGTAATTAAATCATAGAATGACTGATTGCGGTTATTTATAATCGTTTCACCGTTTCCGCCATTTTCATAACGAATAGCAGATCGAGGTATAGAACTTGGTGGGTATTGTGCATATAAGTTACCGCAAATATCTACTCGCCCATTAAATGTTGTGTCGCCATTCACGTGTAATTTGGAATTGAATGAAACATCATTTATAACAACTAGTGTACTGTCAATAAGTGTATCCCCGTCAACGGTCAATTTACTATTTAATACTGTATTATCCATAACTATTAGCTTGCTATTCAACAATGCGTTGTCAGTAACCATCAAAATTGCATTTAAATATGTATTATCGTTAACATTTAACGTTTTTTCTATTATAGCTTCTTCGTGAACGTATAGGTTTGCGTTCATAGAAACGTCTTCCAGAACAAATAGCTTACTATTCAATATGGTATCATTCACTACGGTTAATTTAGAATTTAAAGAAACATCATTCGCAACTGATAGTTTGCTATTAAAAGAAACATCTTTCTCAACATATAACGTACTATTCAGTGATGTATCATTCAAAACATACAAATCGCTATCAATGACTACTTTGTCTTGAAATAATGCTTTTCCATCTACAAACAATTCATTATTAAATGATACGTCTCCTAACACTTTAAGTCCTACGTTTAATATCGTATTATTAGCAACCAGCAGATTACTATTCAATATTGTATTTCCTGATACGAATAGTTTGGAATTCATACAAACATCGTTCATCACAAGTAGTTTACTGTTTAAATACGCATTTTGACCGACTGCCAATTTACTATTAAAAGACGCATCTCGATTGGCGATTAATTTACTATTAAAATTGGCGTCATTATTCACAATTAATTTATTTATTGACGTGTCATTTAACACATATAAATTGTGATTAACCGTTAAATCATTTCCAATTGATAGATTGTTGTTAAAATATCCATTTCCGTGAAGATATAAATTACTATTAAACGACACATCCCCCACCGCTCCCAATTTTGCTTTAAACACTATGTCGTTGTTTAATGTTTCCACTGCCCAAGAGGCGCCCGATGGTCCAGTTACACCTTGTGCACCAATTGGTCCTTGCATACCAGTTGCACCAGTTGGACCGATTACACCATTGGTTCTAAACCATAACGACACGTTTATTGCATCTCCGCCTTGACCTGCTAAACATCTGATACTAATATAATCACCAGGATTAAAAGCCAAATTTAAATTGTCCACAAATTTATCTCGCACGCCGTTATCCATAGTAGCAATAGTAACGCTGTTTGCAAGATTTCCAGACCTGTATACCTGAATTGCCCACGGTATAGGTGGAGGATTTAATACTTTAACACCGACATTTGACAATGTACACGCGACATTGATTGGAAATCCATAACTAGTAATATTAGTAAATGCCGAGTTTCCAAATGAAAATATGTATCCAGAATTCGTCGTATAGTCAAAATTACCTGCGTATGCATATAATGCAAAAATGCCTCCGTTTGTTGGTCCAGGAGCACCAGTTGGACCAAGGCGGCCAGTTGAACCAGTTGGCCCAGTTGGACCTGGATGACCATTCACACCAATATTTGTCGTTGTTACTTGTGGATTACATCCATATGGTATAGGGAATGGTCCGTCGGCGTTTGTGGTTGTTTCAATATTCGCTTGCATCTCCTTATACTTGCGTAAAGCAGTATAATCACTAGATGACATCTATCTTGCCTGTATAATAGATTGTCCGAAAAGAATTACTCAAAAATCAAATAATACTTGTTAGACTAAACTGCAGTTGGTTAAGTATTTGAATTATAATTATTTGAATACTTTGCAAAGCATACGTAGTTATATTATCAATTATGCCGTAAAGAATATAATAATATATGGTTTAATAATAAGTAATGGAGAACCTAGATTTAGATATTAACAATTACAGTATTAATGATGTTGAAAAATTCTTTCAATTGAAACCAAATGGCAAATATTCCGCCAGTGATATTGAACTAAAAGAGTATAACATCAGAGAAACTTTATTATCCACGGGGCATATCAATAAGCGATTTAAACAAAATCTGATTGAGTTTTTAGAACGCGCGAAGCAATGGCTTATTTCTGTAAAATGTCCACCGCCAAAGGCACCATCTGCCATTCCTGCTAATTATAAGTTAGACCCAATTGACGCGCCAGCATTAAATGCCGTGCCTAGTCGTGAGGACGAATTGATTACACGCCCCGAAACTCAATTCGTATATGCAAATAATAGCCAATATTTTCCAGGTAAATTAAATCAATTAGATACGCGGGTTATTACAAAGTGTTTGAATATTGATACCAGGTTTCGCGATAATTTGTATTCTACACATAGTTCGGATTTTACGTTGCAATTGCCCACGAAGTTTAATAAGGTCGTTTCGATGAGTTTGTCTTCATTAGAATTGCCAGTGTCGTTTTATAGCATATCTAGTTATTATGGTAATAATTTTATGTACGTGAGTGTAGCATATACTGATGCATCTAACAATATGTTAACAGCGGAGAAGGTAGTCGTCGTTCCAGAAGGCAATTACAATGCAAACGACTTATTAAGTAAAATAAACCTCATATTGGCACCAGTTGATGCGAATGAGGCATTGATTAACCCCAACGACATGTTCTCTTATATCCAATTAACTTTAGATATAACCAATACAGGCTCGGGAACTGGTAAGGTAACAATCGCACCTTCTGGTTTACTCGCGGATCGAATTACCAATATAATATTGGATTTTACACGAGATGTTAATGGTATTGTAGATAATGTAGAACCATCGACTCGATTGGGTTGGAATTTAGGGTTTTTACGGCGTAAATATAACGACAATACATCATATACCGCAGATGCCGTCATAGATCCTGCGTTACTGCGATACATTTATCTCGCGGTTGACGACTTTTGTAATAGTTCGCATAATCATTTTATAAATGTGTTTAATGATTCCATAATGAACCCCAATATTCTGGCACGAATTTCAATCAAAGCGTCATATTTTAGTTTACTTATGGAAAATGGCTATAATATTGTCACGGAACCTCGCAATTATTTTGGACCCGTTGATATTCAACGGTTACGTATTCGGCTAATTGATGATAGAGGACGTCTTTTAAATATGAATAATGCAAACTATTCCTTTTGTTTGAATTTAAAAATGCTTTATGATTTATAGATTTTTAATATTGTTGTTAGGTATACAATCTTAAAAATATTATGTCAACCAATTCAGATTACACCTATATTAGTTATGCGATTCGCGCAGGTGGTGGATTTCATATGGAACAATATCTCGGCGAGATACCGTTTATGGGATCGGTTGGCACGGATTTAACCCAAATATATGATTTGACCAATACACTACAAATCGATTACGACGTACGCATATTCAATGAAAAAATTGGCATATATAAAGATCTTTCAAATGCAAACATCATTGATTCTACCAATAGCATTATAAGCGATAACTTAACCTCTGGTAATATCGTTTTATCTGCAAACGATTTTTTAAATAATATATCTGCCTCGCAAATTACCTCAATGGGCAAATATTCCACTATATACTCCGATTTTATACGCAAGACAAATACTTATTTTGGCTACGCTGATGGGTTCGCTAGAATATTTGATGCGAGTGGCACAGCAGATGTTAGTTTTAATACATTTTCTGCACAAGACCTTTTACCTATTTTAAAACAGCGACACATTGATGGGTCTGGTAATAATGTTTATAAGTTGTCTGGAACAGTTAACCTTTATCAGTTAACGAACATACTAGTATTTATGGCATTTAATAACCCGTTTTCTAATCGCATTGGAAAAACACAATATGATGGGTTTTTCGCAGGTGACCGCATATTAGTTGAAACTGGCATTACCATATCACTCTCCGTAAGCACGTATACTGCGGATTACATTTCTGACCCAGTTTCCTCCAATGCAATTATTCTACAACACGTCGTAAATGCTCCTCTATTATTAACACTAAAAAATTTATCTTAGTATACTTTAACTGAATACACGTTATAATATGTCCAATGGTACACAACAAATAATTGGTAGATCGTTTGTTATTGATGCATCTGGTGGATTTTCAATACAACAAAGCTTCCCTGAAATACCAGTTGCCACTGAATTTTTCGTGCAGAATGCTTTACAAATTCGAATTGGTGTTGATAATTTAAATAGAAAGTTGGGTATTACCAAAGACCCCGAGAATGAAAATGTACTGGAATTCAATCACGATACTGTGAATAATAAATATAGCACGGATAGGGTTTCTATTACCGCCACAGAACTACTTAGCTTAGTGAAGACTGATAATATTCTTTCTATGGGTAGTCTATCAACTCTATATAGTGACTTTAATTATACCGTGTTAGAGTACTTTGGTGCGCCTTATGGGTTCTCATCCTTATTTAGTGGCGAAGAACATTATAATATAAACAATGGTGTATTTGACGCAAGCGCTCTTGTACATATTATCAATGGCGGGACATTTAACTTTGCGGGGTCATACGTTTCTGATCTCAGCGGATCCATTACAATTCAAAATCTGACCGAGGTTATTAATAATGTATGTAGTAGAAATCCGTTTAATAACCGACCAATTGATAAGGCCCGCACATATGCGGACGGATTTATTGCAAATGACTTAATTTATGCGACGGATGGTATTTCGATCACTCTATCAGTAGACGTTCAAGCCGAGCCATATACTCCTATTTATAACGTTGGTCCAGCCAATCTTACTCAGGTGAATAATATATATCACACACTCAATTATACCGATGATCTGACTCTCGTTAAGAAACGTACCACGGCGTCTGTCCTCAATATTACTCAAGTATATACTGTACCAATACTCATCGTCGTATCTAATACCAGCGATTTCCAATTACAGGAATTCGGCGCGGAATGGACAGATGTACAACCAGATGCAAATCTTGAATATATTAATTGGTTGTCTTGTTCTGTTTCATCAAGTGGCAAATATCAAACCGCTGTTGAAGAATTCGGCGATATCTATTTATCCACCGATTTTGGCGCCACTTGGACAACTACTTATAATATGGGTAATGCTGCAACCAATTGCATATCTATGTCTCAGTCAGGAGAATTTCAAACTGCTAGTAATGGCGTCAATATTATAGTATCTACTGACTACGGCCAGACATGGACTGAAACACAAAATGTCGGTAGTACACAAATTTTTGTATGCATTTCGCTGTCTGGTAGATACCAACTAGTTATATCTGTTGGTGATACTATGTACAGGTCAACGGATTTCGGAAGCACTTGGATAAGATATGAGAATGAGAATAGTGATATATTTAACTCGATTATGTCTTTTCCGTCCGCTGGTATCTGCATGTCGTATGATGGCCGTTACCAAACCATTGTGTCCGAAAACATTTATCGGTCAAATGATTTTGGTGAAACGTGGACCACTACTACAATTACTACAGACGACGGTGGGGCGTGGGATGATCACAACTGGTTTGGTGTAAGTATGTCTTCAGATGGGCACTATCAAGTTGCGATTGAAGTTATTGGTGAAATATACGTATCTACTGACTTTGGAGAACATTGGGCGAAAGTTGATGTTCCTCTTGTTACTGATATTATGTGGCAGGCTATTTCCATTTCTGCAAGCGGGCAATATATGACTGCTGTCGCCAAGGGTGGCGCCATCTTTTATTCTACTGATTATGGAGTTACTTGGCAAAAAGTATCTAATTCGAACTTGGATAATAAGGACTGGCGATGTGTGTCTGTATCGTCCAATGCACAGTATCAGCTTGCTGGTGTTTATGGCGGGGCTCTGTATAGCAGTAAGTTGGTCTAGGTCTTAGGTATATTTTATTATCTTTGTATATATGTATATAATGCCTTACGCCACTCGCAAAGTTCGTAATAAGCCGTGTTACCGAGTTTACAATACTGATACAAAGAAGACGTTTGCTCACTGTGCCACGAAAGAACACGCATTATCGCAGCTAAAATTGCTGCGAGGACTGCAAAACAATAAGGGGTTCGCAAGACGCGTTACTGCTAGGAGAAGAGAACGGTTATCCAAATCAAAATAATGGGATTATTATGTAATTATATTATATAATGTCACGTTCTCGCAATAGTAATAGAAAGGCTATTATACAAGCCATAACGTCTGCCAAAAATGAGATTATTGCTGAAATACAACGTGTCAATAATGGCACTTCCCAGACAATTGATTTTAGTAGTATTCAGAGTCCGATGACAATGAATGAACTAGAAATTTCAGAACAAGATGACTCAAACCAATATGCAAGCCAGGGACCCATGACAATGAATGAATTGGTAAATTCAAGTCCAGATGAGTCAATTCAATATGCAAGCCAGGGACCCATGACAATGAATGAATTGATAAATTCAATTCCAGATGATGATAACAAAGGTCCGATGACATTAGCCGAGTTGGATTCGCCAACGCCAACTAATAGTCCAGAGATTGTTTTAGTTGCTGGACGTTCTCGTAAACAATTGAAATCTCGCCGTGCCAAACCGACTGGTCGGAGTAAATCTAGAAAATATCGTAGAAATGCGCGCAAATAATCGCCAGTTTAGCCAATAAAATACTCATATGTTGTATATACATCATCATATGATTTCTCTTGAACGATACACCTACATCTTTGATACAGTTCTCGTTGCGCTGCTTATATATGCAATTGTACTTGTTTATAATGTGAAAGCCGACTTGTATGGTCTTTTTTTAGCACGGTCTCATTCAATTGATTTCTACCTCGGCATAATACTCATCGGATGTGTTAGCGGCTTCTATCGTTATTACTCCAACCAGTTGTCATCTTATAACCAGTCGGAGTTGTCAGCCGAAGACAAAGCCAGATTTGCAATATTACAAACAAATTTGGGTCACTTGAAATTTGCCATCATTAGCGGCTTCGCCGCAATCATCATCGGTTCTCTTGCTCTCATCAATAAAGTCGTTCCTAGTTTCTTCATAACACTAGTTATGATTTATTATGCCGATCAGAACATCTAATTTTAGTTATCTTTAAAAATATTACAACGAGAACTTTGCCTTGTAATATTTGTAAAACATATTAAACGAGAACCTTGTATACTATAATAGCGCAGGTTCTCAATATAAATAAACAAATCATGATTTTAAGTCAAGAACAACAACATATATTAGACGAAGTTCGTGGCGGACACAACGTAATGGTGGATGCCGTTGCGGGAACGGGTAAAACTACCCTCATTTTGTCCATTGCAAGAGAACTTCCCGACAAACGAATATTACAATTGACATATAATGCATCATTACGTAAAGATGTGAAAGAGACCATCTTAAAACAGGAACTCACCAATATCAATGTTCATACCTATCATAGTCTTGCAAAACGCTATTATTTGTCCACTGGATATACCGACACCGAAATCCGCCGACTATTGTTCAAAGATACCGTTCCGAAAGAGACCATTGCCGATTTTGATTTGCTGGTTCTCGACGAATGCCAAGATATGACGTTATTATACTTTCAATTGATGGTGAAATTCGTTAAAGATTATAATAAACCAGTCCAATTGCTCATTTTGGGAGATTATATGCAAGGGTTGTATGAATTCAAAGGTGCGGACATCCGATTTCTTACATTGGCGGATATTATCTGGTCTAATTTTGTACTATTGAGAACCAATGTATTTAAAAAATGTACTATGAAGATGTCTTTTCGCATAACAAATCAGATGCGATCGTTTGTCAATAATGTAATGTTGGGGGAACCCAGAATGGATGCTTGTCGGGATGCGGAGAATGTCGTCTATATACGCAATTCTCGTTACAATTTGTGTAAAGTTGTCTTTGCCGAGATTACCAAGCTAATGGAACAAGGCGTTAAACCTTGCGAAATATTCGTTTTGGGTAACTCGGTAAAAGGCAGTAACAGTAATATTCGCAATTTGGAGAACACGCTAGTGGAAAAGGATATACCTTGTCACGTCCCTATGCTTGATAACGAAAAATTGGACGAACGAGTAATTGACGGCAAAATCGTGTTCTCTACATTTCATTGTGTGAAGGGACGTCAACGCAAATATGTCTTCGTTGTCGGGTTTGATAATTCGTATTTGAAGTATTATGCACGTGGATTGCCGCGCGACATATGCCCAAACACGCTCTATGTTGCCGCTACGCGGGCGACACACGGACTATATCTATTAGAAACCGCTGGATATTCAAATAACAGACCGTTGGATTTCCTCAAAATGAACCATATTGAAATGAAACAGTGTGATTACATCACGTTTAAAGGTAACCATCAGAGTATTTTTCCGGACGATGACGAAGCAGATGAACAGTTTGTCAATCTAATCAAAAAACATATCATTACGCCGACCGAACTTGTTCGGTTCATTTCGGAATCAGTTATTGAGAACATTTCACCTATTATTGATCGGATTTTTGTCAAGGAAAGCGATAATACGATCGTTTTGGATATACCAACGGTGATTGAAACCAAAAAGGGGTTTTTTGAAGAGGTCAGTGACTTAAATGGCATTGCTATTCCGTGTATGTATTACGATTATCTCAAAGATTTATGGGCGGTTGATAAGACTGATGAGAACATTGAGAACTTAACAAATCAAAACATATTATTTGATATCATTCATAATAGTATTGAGAACATGCGGTCAAATGACCATATTTATCTAAAACAAATTGTGAATGACTTACCCAAACGCATTGAAACAATTGAAGATTATTTGTATATTGCAAATGTCAGTATTGCTGCTCAGGAATTGTTGTATTTCAAATTAAAACAGATTGATAGAGACGAATATAATTGGCTAACCGAAGAAATGGTTATTGCATGCAAAGAACGGTTGCGGGCAGTTGTTGGACCCGATTGCCAGAATCAGATGCCGCAAGTTGAAAATACCATTATTCACGAATCTGAGGATGAACCTCATAAAAATATTGACAAGTTTTTAAGCGGTATATTTGGTTCTGTTCGGCAATTTCGGTTCACTGCTCGGGTGGATTTGATTACGGAATCCGTTGTTTGGGAATTGAAGTGCACCTCAGAAATCACAATTGAACATCTCGTTCAAGTCATTGCATATGCATGGCTATGGAATATGCGATATAATGAACATTGCGAAACACCTGTAAAGGTTTTCAAAATATTCAATATAAAAACAGGCGACGTGCTTCGTTTAGACGCCAGTATGGAAGATTTGAACTATATTATGACTCAACTTTTGATTGGAAAATACGCTGAAATTATACCAAAATCAGAAGAAGAATTTCTAGCGGATTGTCATAATATCTTAGGATAAAGGTGTATTTATACATAATAATAGCATTTACGTTATTATGTATTTTGAACTTGTCTGATTACACATCATAAAATAATTGGATTGTTTCAATCGTTTTATCTGTTTTATTTACTGGGTCTATCCAATAGTTTATACTTTCTTCTAATGCACTTAATCGGAGAACCCATTCATCCTTTTTTGTTTTTTTTACTACACAAATGCCTTTTTTGTCTATCCCCCAACACGATGTTATGGTATTACCATTTTTGTTATAATCGTCTGGATTGAACCGAATAAATACTATCGGTCGGTGTCCCAAATCTTGTGACAATTCCATTATTCGTTTGTTTTCACAACTACAATCATAATTAGTGTGCTTGTTTTCGTCCACTTCTACTATGACGATTTGGTATCCTAAATCCAATAATAAATCTGGTCGTCGTTTGGAGCAACCGCCATTTATAATCTTATCTGCAATCCAAGTTAATGTTGGATATTTTGATTTTACGTATTCAACTACTGAATATTCTTTGGTTTTATAATTGCGTGATACTGGTTTGTCTGGAAATAGGTTCATATAACAAAATCGGCAATACCCATCATATTTTTCTTGGAAACGAGTTGAACACAAATATGTTTTACACGTTTTAATTTTCACATTCACCATTCCATTTTTTTTATGTGTTAAACAATACAATGCTGTTTGTTCGCCTTCTTTGTTATAAGATGGTTGCTTTTTACAATCTTCATGCGTGCAGGTTTTATTTTTAACATTCACCATTTCAGGCAGTTTATGTTCTGCACAATACAATCCTTTTATTTCGCCGTGGTTATTATAATTTGGTTGCTTTTTGCAGTCTGGACTAATACACGTTCTGTTAACATTAATCATATCTTCCATTTTGTGAGTTGAACAATATAATGGTTTTGTTTCACCTTCTTTGTTGTAAGATGATCTCGTATTACACCCTGGATGCAGACAGGTTTTATGTGTTACATCCATCATTTCATCTAGTTTATGTTCTGAACAATATAATGGTTTTGTTTCGCCTGCATGATTATAATTTGGTCTAGATTTACAGTCTGGGTGAACACAAGTTTTATTTCTAACATCTACCATTTCAGGCATTTTGTGTGCAAAACAATACACGGGTTTTCTTTCACCTTCTTTGTTATAAGATGGTCTAGTTTTACAAGCGGGATGAAGACACGTGTTGCCTATTACGTTAATCATTTCATCTAGTTTGTGGGAAGAACAATACAACCTTTTTGTTTCACCTGCTATATTAAATGTTGGTTGCTTTTTGCAACCGGCGTGAATACATAATACTCTTTTCCGTGGTTTACCACACGGAAGACAATTAGATGTATTTAATACAGTGTTGTCTATGGAGCGTACCTCTGGAAAAGCATCTATCATTTTAGTTTTCTCCATTCTATATATTTACTAAATATTTTTATTTAAGTAATTTTATTTATTAATAATATTCCTAAATATTTTCACCATTCGTTTTTTCTTCCATTTCGTTTTTGAGTTTCTCCTTTCTTTTCAAATATTCACGTCTGTTATATTCTTTTTTTTGTTCTGGCGTAGGTTTGTAATCACTTTTATAATTTGTTCGTTGTTGATATTCCCTAACACGCTGCTTTTGTTCTTCCTTGTGTTTCTCATAATACATTTTACTACTTGCCGGTGCTGTATATTTTTTGAGATGCTCTTTGGTTGCTTGTAATTCCTCTTCTAACTTGGAAATCTTTTCTTCTAATTCATTTATTTTTGCATCTTTGTCCATATTATGTTACTTATATATAATAAAAAATATTTATATAATTTTTATTATATTTGTTTCCACTACCAGCGTTTTAAATTTTCAAAGGTAACTAGATTACTTAGGTGGCTGAGAAAATCGCTGTATAGACTCCCAAATTTTTGCCGATTCTTGCAGATTGAAAACTCCCCTACGTTGAGCTACGCCGATAAATCCGACAAGTACATTCAATGCAACATTTTCGTCTGTGATGGGAGTATTTACAAGTTGTGCTTCTAGTGTGGGTGCGGGAGCAGGGACAGGATTGGTGGGAACCTCGGTCATAACAATGTTCTCCATTTCTATAAAACACACGAAACGGTTTATATCATTTTACTACCAATTTATTTCATACTTAATTTATCAATCATCAACATAATACCGTATGGCATGAGCATTGGTAAAGCTCCCCAGAATCCCGACCAGAAGTAGTTCAAATGGTTATAATACCCTTTTAAGCTGGGGAAAATCATAGTAGCTCTAAATAACAAGTCTAATACAACTCCGTATATCGCCAAATAATACCAATTGAGTGGCAGACCCAGAATTACAAAATATATGATATAGAAAAGGGTCATCATACCACCCGCTATAAATAGCGATTCCGCCTTACCATGTTGCCGAAAATACTCTTTTAAGCCCCACCCAGTCTCTCCGCCCATAAATGTGCTCAAATATTGCAATGCAGCATCCCCGGCAAATCCGGTTAAACAAGATATAATCAGTAATCGTGCGATTGTCTCGTGACTCACCATTTACATTATGCCGGTATTTTTTTTATCACTATTGTATAAGAACAATGATTATTAAGAAAGAAACCGTTGATGGAATACCAGTGTATCACGTTAGTAAAAACTATGACGATACCATTATGACTAACAAAATGAATACATACGTAGAGAAGTCGGATATTAAAGACGTAATTGAGGACGATGCGGACGTTTACACAGAAGACGGTAAGTTACTATTGCGATTTAGAAAAAAGGTAATCCCACAAGAGAAATCCGAGATGTTTTACGACAATATAATAGATTTCGCCAAGCTTATTTCAAGCAATCGCGGGAATGCAACTGGTAGTGATAAGCGTAATGTATATGATAATCCAAAGGTAATGTCGAACATATTTGGTTATTTTGATAGATGGTCGCCCTCGCAGAAAGTAATCTTTCGCAACAGTGGCATTAAACCTATTGTCGACGTAAGAGAATGCAGATTTAACCAAGACTACCCCGAGAAATACAAGAAAACGATCCCCCTCATACAGGAAATTGACAAATTGTATAAGAAATTGACACCCGAACATTATAAAGCCCAGCGAAAGAAGGCGAATCAGACCCATTTTAAAATACCCGGGACCGCATTTACTACTATTACCACTAATATAAACTTCCGCACCACAATCCATTGTGATAAGGGCGACGATATAGAAGGATTCGGCAATTTGGCAGTAATTGAACACGGCAAATACACTGGCGGCGAAACTTGTTTCCCTCAATACGGAATTGGTGTGAATGTTCGCGGCGGTGACGTTTTGTTTATGGATGTTCACCAACCACACGGCAATTTGCCCATAAATAAGAAAACCGAAGACACTACCCGTTTATCTATTGTTTGTTATTTGCGAAAAAATGTTTGGTTGCGTACAAAGAACAAAACAAAACGTATGTATGATAAGCATAATGCGACGATGAAGAATCTGCGCAAACCGAAGTAATAAGCATTTGTTATTTTTGAAATGAAATAACAAATGGTGTTGAAATACTTACTTTTTCTTTTGAGTTTTATTACGGGCTTGTTTTGGCTTGGGCTTGGACTGCGTCGCGCTCTTACTCTTCTCGTCAGTAGTTGTAGTCGCGGGGATTTTCTTCAACTTGAATTCCGTCATACCCGTCTTCTTTGTGGAAATATTGCCGTAATCGGGATATGCAGCCTTTATTTTATTAGACGCCTCCAACATTGGCTTCAATCGGTCTTCAAATGTACCCAGACCACCCGATTTGCCGTAGTATTTCGTCACAAATCCCACACGATTAAACCGTAATACGATTCCATCTTCAATAAAGTATTTGATGGTGCGTTCAACATCCTCCTTTTGTCCGTTTTCTTTGGTGATTGTCAACTGAATACTCTTTAAATTCGGGCGGCTTATTATTCCATAAAAGGCTCCCACTATATAGTTGAGACACGTAGACATTTCATCTCTGGCTTCTCGGAAAAATGGATTAAATACAGGATACACGCCCCAAATGGACGACTTGTTCGTCTTGCATTCCTTGAATGCATATTTGAAAAAGTGGTCCAGAGTCTTGCCCTTGAATAATTTTGAAATACTTAAATCAATGGATTCCACATCATCGTCAAAGAATACGATGTGCTGTCCTTCCTTCCATTGCTCCATTATGAACTGTCTCTGCGGCACAAGTCCTTTAATTCCTACCACGAGTTTGTGATATAACTTCTTGTCCAACTTCTCCGAGTATTCCTTATATTCTTCGTCGTTTGCTACATAAACGTAAATTTTACTGGCGGATATCTTGTTATTTTTTAACATTTTTAATGTCTTCTCATTGCATGTTTCTGCTCGTTTATAACTCGGCACACATACAACGTAATCTGTCATTTATATTATACAGAGAGAATAATAGTGTACTATTGAGAACCTGACATTATATATTTTCTCTTGTTAATAGTATACTATAATAGTTCATTCATTATGCAATCACATACCGAAAATAATCTGTTTTTCAGTATTCATTACACCGATCCTCGCATTGAATCGTCCGTGAAAATAGTTATGCATATATTAAACGATACGATTGTAACTACGAACAAGACCATTCCGTATAATATCACCGTAGTAATTGAAGAGGATATGGACCCAAAAACATACGGAATGGCATCTTGGCAGACACGTATGATATGGTTAAATTCCAATAACTTCGGTAAAACCAACGAATTAAATGATATCAAGTTTGATATGAATGTATCCATTATTCTGCATGAATTTTTGCATACTATGGGTCTTGTCGGAGGAAGTTCTCAATCTTACAAATATATTTTGGGTAAAACAGAGGAACCGCCGAATGTGTATATCGGACCGAATGGAATTGAACAATACCGAAATGTCTTACAGAGCAATCAGAAAGATATCACAAATATACGCTATTTGCCCATTGAAGACGACTTCGGAGATGGTACCGCGGGATCCCATTTGGAAGAAGGACTAAATCAAGATAAAAGTAATGAATATCGCGTGATTGACGGTACACCATATCCAGTGATTGTAAACGAAATTATGACGGGGTTTTTGGATAAATATAATTACCTTACGCCGATCACTCTTGGATTATTGCAGGACATTGGCTTTACTGTAAATTACAGTTCTCAATATGTTACTTCCAATGGTAAGAATCTAATTATTCTATGATTGCGGGCGAATTTTGTAAGTTGTATTGTGACGGTTCTGTCCCACTTTTCGGGGGGGGCTTTTATCATACTACTCTATTCACTCTTTATAAAAGTCCAGAAAAGAAATGGCATCGCTCTGTAAAAATGGACAAAAATAAATGTCCATTTTTCAAAAGGGTCGATGAAGTTTGTGAAAAGACCCTCCGAAAAACACGTTGTGAGCATAATGCTCTAAATTTTGTTTTTTCGGTAAAAATGTTGGCTGCATACTTTTTTAAGTGTTTTATGCGGCAAAGGGTTTAGAGAGAATTATAGTAGCATTATATGTTATACGAATGCTATCCAATTTATCACAAAAAGTCGTTAATAAATTTGAATGTAAAACGTGTGACTATATATGCAGCAATAAACACGACTTTACAAAACATTGCCTTACCATTAAACATAATGCTATATTAAGCGGCGACAATGCTATACCAAAGCTATTCACGTGTCATTGTGGTAGTACATACAAGCATCGCCCAAGCTATTATCGTCACAAGAAGAATTGCAGCAAACCAGATACTGAAACAATACAGCTAGATGTGGATAAGCCCACAAATATGGCGGACAATGTGCCACAGTTTGATGCCGCACTTGTTATTGAATTGCTAAAACAGAACCAAGAATTCAAATCAATTATGTTAGAGCAATCCAAGCAATTGGCGGAACAACACAATCAAATGGCCGAACAACAGCTTCAATTGTTAGAAGCTGTCAAAGATGGTAAAATCGGCAACACCAATACAAACTGTCACAATATGACGAATAGCAATAACAAGTTCAATCTCAATGTGTTTTTGAATGAAACCTGCAAGGATGCTATCAGTATGGATGATTTCATCAATTCCATTGAAGTCACCCGTGACGAGTTTATTCACACTGGGCAGGTCGGTTTCGTGGAAGGCATTTCTACCGTTATGGCCCACCGCTTCCGAGATATGGAGATGCATACCAGACCTTTGCATTGTACCGATTTGAAACGGGAAACTATTTATATCAAGAATGCAGACAAATGGGAGAAGGATGACGCTGATAAGACAAAAATGAGAAAAGCCGTTCGGGGCGTCGCCAAGAAGAACATGAAGGAATTATGGAGATGGTATAGCGATAACAAACCTGCAGTGGAACAGATTGGTACCGATGTATGTGAGGATTACTTCCAGTACCACAAGTCGGCATTGGGAGGTTACGGCAAAGAAGAAGACCTCAAATTTGAAGAGAAAATCATTAAGAATGTTCTCAAAGAGGTTCACGTAGATAAGTCATCTGCATTGACTATTTGATGTGTTGTTGTACAATGATACTAAATTATTTGTTCTTATAATACCAATTATTTTCAAGAGTAAGGAGAACCTTGACAATAATTATTTACCATAAAACCATCAAAAATTAACAGTTTAACATAGTCACAAAACACGACCGTGTATTTAGGTAAAATAACGGGTATCCAATAACTAAAAATATAATATCGGTATATTTCATAATGATGGAAGAAATCAAGGAACGTATGGAAGAAATCGAGGAACCGATGGCAGGTGCAGGTGCAGCTTATTCAAGTGTTAAGAAGGCCGCTAAATCGGTTAGAGCGGCGGTTAGAGGGTATGAAGAGTACGTGGATAAAAACGGTAAAAAGATTAGAGTCTATGGTGGGCTTAATGGTATGACCCCGAGCGAACACGATGATTGGTGGCACTCGAGGGGCAAGTATGCTGCTAAAAAGGCGTCTCCGCCGAAGAAGTCTGCTCCGCCGCTTCGTCGTTCTCTCCGTCTTGCGGAGAAGGAGGCCAAGAAGCGTCGTGCGTCAATGGGTGGAAGTCGTAAGACCCGCAAGAATAGCAAGAGCCGTAAGTCTCGCAAATAAACTCATCTAATCAAATAACACATTACCCATTTTTTATTATATTTTGTGCGAACGTAATTGTTCAAAGATGTAAATAAATATAATAAAAGCAAAACGTCATAACAAACTAAACAAATGAACTATATATTAGGTGTAATTAACAAGGCGACAAGTAAATACGAAAATATTATCGTTGTAGACAAATCAAACAAATACAAGTGTATTGGTTGTGAATCTGATTTGATATTAAGAAAAGGTGAAAAACGATTTCAAAGTTTCGTTCATAAAAATACAATGGGCTGCGATTATTTCAGAAACCCAACGCAAGACCAAGTGTTAAACGACGCTAAAATGCATTTACAAATATTGCTTGAACAAAATAGGGTTGATGTTTTTAGAAAATGCAAAGGATGCAAAAAAAGATGTAAACTGGAACTGCCGAATTATGATGAAACAAAATCGGTTAAGCTGGATATGGAAACGGATGTTGTTTATCTCGATGACAAAAATAGCACGATTTGCGGATTTAAAATATATAGAGATGAACCAGTGGACAGCGAATGGCACCAGATTAATGCGTTGGATTTAATTCAAAGATGCGTACAAAGTTTGGCAACAAAAAAAATAGAATTGGTATGTTATAATAAAATAATTTGTAGTGAATGCACACCGTATTTTTGTTAATTAATTATTATTTTATCAGCGGTTGAAATGCGAATTCAGAAATAATCAGACACAGTAAAAAAGGGGTAGTTATAGGTTACAAAATAAGTGTTTTTGGCAATAGAATGAATTTTTGGCAATAGAATGATTTTTGTTTGTGTTTAGTTGTGGGTAATTTTGCGAGTAAGAGGATTGTATTTTCCAATAGAGCTGGCAGAGGGGATTGGATGAGCGTATAGATTAGACATTTCGTCCATAAAGTAGGTCTTTCCATCAACGGTGATTGGTGACACTTCAATGTCAGTGCCTGAAATGACGACATCCTCCAAGATGGGCGTGTTGTGCGCATCAGTCTTTGCGGCAGCCGCCTTCTTTGGCTGTGCCTTGCGCTTGGGGGCAGCCTTTTCCTTAATCTGCGTCTCTATTTCAGTTGCAATGAATGTCTCGGGAACTAGTTCATTAGTAATGTTGAGCGGCGCATCTGATGATGCGACAGGTTCAGCAGCGGGCTTCTTGGCGGCGGCCTTCTTCTTGGGCTTCTTCTCCTCCACAACTACTGCCACAACATCGACTACGGGCTCGGGAACCAGCTCAATCACAGGCTCTTGAACGACAGCGGGCTGTGTCTGTTCAGCTGCAATTTGAACGAGATCGTCCAATAGCTGGTCGTTGGCGGTTTGTACTACCGTCTTGGTAGTCTTGCGGCTGCGCTTTGGCGCAGGAGTGGCTTCGGTAGCAGTGCCATCCTCTGCTGCGGTAGCAGCGACCTTTGCGCGCGACTTTCTGGCGGGCTTGTTTGCCTTGGCTTCGGCCTTCTTTTTGTCGGAAATGACCTTCTTGATGGTCTTTTTGTTATCCTTTGCTCCATTAAGGAACCCTTGAACTAAAACTTGTTGCTCACCGACAGAGCCAAATAGCGCAATCTTCTCCAAGAAAGCCGCCTTATCCATCTGAAACTCGTCACCGAGCACATTTTCCATCATATAATACGCAAACTGAATGAACTTGCCATACTTGTCGGGAAGTGTTGGCTGGCGAGTCTTGGTAGCCTTGTCGGCAACCACAACCTGATTCGTTTGAGTAACGGGAGATGAGGACATTGTTGATTGTAGATTAATACTGTTTGAACGTTGATGCAATTAATTAGTTGTAAATAAAGCTTTCAATTTTTTACGAAAAAATACGAGATTTGTAACAAAAATGTTACCCCGACCATGGCGTGGTCCCACCAAATGGACCTTAATGGGACAATTCACCCAGACCACAGCGGGACACTTTACAAGACCACACAACAATAAAAAATGGGTTTTTATATACACCATTTTTTGTTGATTTTTATGTTTTATATTTTGGCAATGATTAAGCAGGGTCTACGGCAACAACGGTTGACTTGGCTGCCTTCTTGGGCGCCTTGGGAGTCTTGACCGTCTTTTCTTTTTCAGGAGTCTTGACTGGCTCGACTGGTGCAGCCACCTTCTCGGGTGACTTGGCTTGCTCGGATGAGACGACTGGAACAACAACTGGCTCGGTGCGAGCGAGTTGAACCAAATCGTTTAACAACTCATCTTGTGCATTGGCAACTGCCTTGGTTGCCTTCTTGCGAGAAGGCTTGTCGGCATTCACAGCCTTTGCACGGGATGGTCTGGGAGGCTTGTTCGCCTTGGCTTCCGCCTTCTTTCTGTCGGAAATGACCTTCTTGATCGTCTTTTTAGTCTCCTTTGCGCTGTCCAAGAATCCTTGAACCAAAACTTGTTGCTCGCCGACGTTTCCGAAGAGCTTAATCTTCTCCAAATAGACTTCCTTGTCCATCTGAAATTCGTTGCCGAGCACATTTTCCATCATATAATACGCAAACTGGATGAACTTGCCATACTTGTCGGGCAGTGTTGGTTGGCGGGTCTTGGCGACCACAACCTGTTCAATTTGAGTAACGGGAGATGAGGACATTGTAGATGATTGATTGTATAAACTGTAATAGTTAGAACTTGATGCAATTAATTATTGGTAAATAAAGCTTTCAATTTTTTACAAAAAATACGAAATTTGTAACAAAAAATGTTACAAAGTTGATCCCCCCAGACCATAGTGGGACCCAATTACCAAGCCGCATTGGGACACTTTACCAAGACCACCACATACAATAAAAATGGGTTTTTATGTACACCATTTTTATTGTTGATTTTTATGTTTTGGCAATTATTAGGCAGTTTCTTCGGCAACAACTGTTTTCTTGGCAGACTTCTTGGGCGCCTTGGCAGGCTTTTCCTTCTCGGGCGTCTTGACTGGCTCGGCAGCAGCAGCAACAACTGGCGCAGCGACGACTGGTTCGGCACGGGCGAGTTGCACTAAATCGTTTAGTAACTCGTCCTGTGCATTAGCAACTGCCTTGGTTGCCTTCTTGCGAGAGCGCTTGGGTTCGCCGTCCCCAGTCACAGCCTTTGCGCGAGACTGTCTAGGGGGCTTGTTTGCCTTGGCTTCCGCCTTCTTTCTGTCAGAAACGACCTTCTTGATCGTCTTTTTAGTATCCTTTGCGCTGTTCAAGAATCCTTGAACCAAACCTTGTTGCTCGCCAACGTTTCCGAACAACTTAATCTTCTCCAAATAGACTTCCTTGTCCATCTGAAATTCGTTGCCGAGCACATTTTCCATCATATAATACGCAAACTGGATGAACTTGCCATACTTGTCGGGAAGTGTTGGCTGGCGGGTCTTGATTGCCTTGTCGGCAATCACAACCTGTTCAATTTGAGTAACGGGAGATGAGGACATTGTAAATGATTGTATAAACTGTAATAGTTAGAACTTGATGCAATTAATTATATGTGAAAATATGTTTCAATTTTTTACGATTTTTTGAGGTTTTTTACGATTTTTGTTACAAATTTGTTACAAGGTTGGTCAATAGTTCATATAGACGCACATAATCCCCCGTATACAAATCATCGTGATGAATTTCCATAGATAATTCGGATATTCTGGACAATAATTCGCCCCCACTGACTGAACACATATAATTCATATCCGAGAGTGGCTCGGAAAATGTCATTGCGCCAGTCTCGCCGTCAATGGTGATGTGTAAATTATCATCTGCATCAATTGTCACCGTACGTGCGCCGTCCTCGTCAGCTTCGTCCTCATCGTCGCATTCGTCTTCACGCATCATTCGGTCAAATAGACCAGCGGGTTCCGACGCAGGTTCGGGTATAACATTCTCGTCGCACGTGTTATGCGCAAGGTTTGCATAGAGGAGGGGCAGCAGGCGGTTAATAGTAGAATCCATTTCACTCATATTCAATAAGATATTTATGACACATCTTATTGGTTTAAATCATTTCAATTTTTTACGCATCTTTTTAGTTTGCGACTTCGCGTAAATCCAGAAATGCAAGTTTTTCTGCAACGCTTTGTCTTGGGGTTGCGGTGAGTTCCCTTTACACACACTTTTCTGCAACGTTTTGTCTTGGGGTTACGGCGCTTTCCCTTGATGCATGGCTTTCGTAGAGAAGAACCACCTACACTTTCCATTAGTGGCATACTTTCTTCCATTGGGGCTATCATCATTTCGTCAGGCGAAGACATTTATATTATATATTGCGAAAAAATATACATATAGTTAGGTACCGTTTAGAACTATTATATAATATTTTCTATTTATTATATAATAAGAATGTCGCTATTCAGGGAGACGGAAATAGAAGAATATAGTAACCTCGTCTCTCGTTTATTATCAAATTATAAATTACATAACCGAGAGACATTTCATAAATGGTTTTTTGGCTTCACCGAAGATGACGCGGATAATATGATAGACGAGCAGCAGTATGAAGATTATAAAAAAGTTATGGCTAAATTGATACGGAGTGCGAATCCTTGTACTACGGATAGTAATGTCTATCGTGGATATACCGAGAAGGCAATGCGGTCAGCATTAGGTGCGCGTACGAAAGATGCGGCGGATGATTCGGAACAAGATGAGGATGCTAGGCCGAAGAAAAATAATTATGACATCTTATTTGCGATTGATACGCAAATATCAATTCGTTCAGATGATCCCTCGCAACTATTAGAAAAGAAGTCCAATGCGATTGTGGGTGTCATTATCATTGAAGAGGGCGAATGTATGGAGAGCCCCAAATCATGGGGTGTAAAAGTAATATGTGTTAAACCGAATAGTGTAAAGGGAAGTGTACTTATGGGAGCGTGTTTACATTGTATAAAAGCCAATCCAAGCATTAATCAGGAGTGCTTGTTAGAATTGGTGAATGGGTATAAAAATTTATCTGCTTTTTACAGTTATACTGGATTGGGATTTTTAAGAGATGACTCTTTATGGGACGACCGATGTTTTGATACTGTACGCTGTATGCCAATGCGTGTGGATTTATCCAAGATTTCCCAAGGCGACATTATCAATAAAGTATTAGGAAGAGGACCGAAGTTTATATTGGATAGCGACGATGACCCTTCTGGCTTGTGGAATAGAAAAATTCACGCTTTACAAAATAAAAATGATGAAGTTCTAAAAGAAATTCAGAAAATTAGTAACGAGATGCTTGAACTAACCTTATGGAAAAAGGATGAGGACACTAGCTCTGCACAAATACCTATTTTACAAGATAAATTAAATACAAAATTGGAAGAGTTTGATAAACTAACTGTACATAGTGAGTGTCGTGGTCTGAAATGTTCTATTCTTGGCGGAAGAACTCGCAAGAAATCCAGAGGTAAGAAATCCAGAGGTAAGAAATCCAGAGGTAAGAAATACTATGATTAAAGTATGTTAAATGCAGCCAATTTTGACCTCAATCTGGACGACGCAGAACGCAGGGACGCGGACGATTGTTTTAACTCATTGCTTGCATTGTGAATAGAAACAATATCTACATTGCTAGACATCGCAATACTCACGCCGTATTCGCATAGCGTATTCCAGCTGTCAATCGTTTCAACGGATTTTGCGATAATATTCTTTTCAGCGGGCGATAGTGCGGCGGCGGACAAAGATAAATCGGTGGGAGATACGAAATACTCAATATATTTCATTGCGCAATTGACCTCCTCCATCACACCGTCAATCACGAGTTTCGTCTCATGAGCAGATTTGGGTAATTGAATGGAAGCAGTAGCCAAAACGGTCTGTTTAAACCGACCGAATATGTCGGATAAGTGTACTATTCTACGCAAAGCGCCCGAAATGCTTGTTAAGAAAGTAATGTCGGTGATAATATTCACATTCTGCAATTTGATAATGAACCCATTGAATAGCGCACTCAGGTCATCCGCAGCTTGTGCAAAGTCATTAAAACCACTAATATCAACATCTAACTCCATTTGTTTTGTCTCGTTTGCAATTCTGGATGCAGCGGTAAACAGCGCACTGTAATCATCAATCGTACCTTTTCCGTGGAAATCGGAACATTTCAATTGACCAGCATACATTTTGATTTCGTTCAACAACAAGTTAGCGGAACTGTCAACTGTAATATCGTTATACGTTTCCACTTTCTGGGACAAATTCTCGTGAATATCCGGATCGTATAATTCTGGATGGGTCGTATCAAATGTGGTCTTGGTAACGCCTGCACCCGACGCATCACTACCTTGTGCGTTCTTTATTTCATAACCGACACCAACGATGGTTTCTCCCGAAAGAGTATTCACTATTACGGGGATGTTAAGCGACAAGTCGACCACGTTGCTGTTGCTGTTGCTGCTACCCGGACCGTTGCTGTTGCTGCTACCCTGACTGTTGCTGTTGCTGCTTCCCTGACTGTTGCTGTTGCTGCTTCCCTGACTGTTGCTGTTGCTGCTTCCCTGACTGTTGCTGTTGCTGCTACCCTGACTGTTGCTGTTGCTGCTTCCCTGACTGTTGCTGTTGCTGCTACCCTGACCCTGACTGTTCCCACTGCTATCACGAGGACTACCGCTCATTTTATATTATATAAACCGACAATATAAAATACGAATATATTTATTCACTAAATAACTGCATATATGGTAACACTATTTACTATATGTAATTAATATAATACACCGTAACTAATAAAACATAATACATTCAAATTGTAATGTGTTTATGCACAATATTACCGCCATCCTCTACCACGACCCCAATCGTCTCCACGACCGCTCCATCCGGCACCATAACCTCCCCATCTAGGACCATAACCTCCCCATCCGTAACCGTTACCCGCCCATCCAATAGGTACAACTGGCACAACTGGTGGAACCCATCCGTAACCATTACCTGCCCATCCAATCGGCACATTCAAGCCAATTGGTGTATAAACTGGTGCATATGTTGGAAATAACATCCGTATATATATTATTATAAATAATATATATATCACAAATAAAATAACTAAACTGTTACCATAACTGGTAATAAATTAATAAACAACTACACAACTTACACGGTTGAATACTATTACCACAAAACAGTTATTATAAAATACTGTATAACTTTGAATAAATAATTGACAGCTAGGGTGTCAGGGAATGTTTTAAGGAAATATCGTTCATCAACGCTCTTGCCCTCTTGAACTCTATTTTAACACTAATTATATATAACGTCAGCCCACACATACAATGGCTGGAATACAATGACAAAATAATAAATAGTTGAACTTAGTTACCAGTGGTACGTTCAAATGAAATGGGGGTGATACAAATTTGGTTACGAACGTCTGCCGACGCAATCGGACGTTTCGTCTGCACATTAAGCTTTCTACTACAACCACGCTTATGCGCTGCCAATGCTTTCAAATTGTTCGCATTATATGATTTACACAAATCACATTTCAGTCCAGATTTGACAATTGGCGCAGAATATTTGGTGGACAAATATCTGTCCAGGCAAGGGAAGCGAATTTCGTCGATCTGTGCGAGAACCTTCTTCTGGCTTTCTTTGAATACATCAATAACCGCCGTTTTTTGCGCGATAAACATCTGGTATTCGTTGTTGATGCTTTCTAACAGTTCTTTGGGTATAGTGAATTCATCGGTATTGCTCGATTTTACGAATTGGCGTAGTTGATTGTACAGATTGTCAATGATACTGATGGCGACTTCTATCTTACTAGACGAATAATCCGCATTATGAACAAACACGATGACATTGTTGTTATGCAATTCAATTTGGAAATCGGTTTTACCAGAAATGCCGCTTTGTTGCGATAGAAACACACCACACACATTGTCGTCGCTAATAACAGTCATAAATTGATTGGTTTCGTCAGAACTGACATTGCATTCACTGTCATAATTCTGAATATACACGGTCGGCTTGCGCATACGTTTTAAAAGCATCGTATTGCCGACCATTCCCAGTGATTTGAACGAAATATCCGCACTATTAAACGTTTTGGTCAAAAGACCTAACATATGTTTGTCGCAATTATCACGCACTGTGGCTGGAACGCGATGACTACTAATCATACTACCGATATCAGCAACCATTTTGGAGTAAATTTCAGGATTTTCCGTCGGGCGAGTCGCAGTTATGTTCTTGTTGATGCGGTCTTCGCTGGCGGAAATAAACGAATAAATCGGTTGTTGTAGATTTTGCAACATAATGGTGGTCTTCATTTCCAGATTGGTCATATAATCTTTGATAGAATGAGAACCAGCCACATCCAACAATCGCTGGTTATCATTCGTAATTGATTTATAAAATGTATCTAATGATTTGGTAATTCCGTTATAATGTTGCGTATTCGTGTCGGGTAGAACTTTGTGAATAGTATCCACCATCTGACTAATCAAGGTCGCATTGTTCGTTTCCATCAGACTGCCGAACATTTTTCCATCATTGGCTGTGGTTTCTAGCACGCTAGTTTCAACGTTGGACAATATCTGCTTGGTTGCATTACTGATATTATCTAGGGCGTCGGTTACGCGTGCCAATATGGCAGACCCGTCATTCGGATCGGGCGCTTGATTGTGTTCAAGTAAATCAACAATCATTCGGTTAACTGCATTTATGCAAATATGTGGATGTCGTTTATAAAAAGTTATGACCTTATCATCGGTAATTTTAATATCGTCCATCGTTTATAATACACAATGTATATATAATACCAATATAATTTGTTAGTTTTATATTGGTATTTTATGATTATAACGTAATTTTCAATGACGTAAATTTCACATAGTTAATTCACTGATAGTATCTGTTTTATCGTTCATATTATATGGAATATTATTTACAGAAGAACAGTATTTTGATATTTGAAAGATGGGGGCGGAGGTAATGGTTGGTTCATCCACCATAATAATGGGACCTTTCGTCAAGTCAGTCGGTTCTCGGGCGTTTATTGAATGATTTGTATTGTCCAGGTTCTCATTACTGTTTATTTTTTTTAGATTCGTAATATCCATTTCCAGTTTTGCAATATATAAAATCAGTTCGTTGTATCTGGTTTTCAATAACAAGTTCTCATAACAAATTGCGTCAACGATATTTTGCCTGCTCATAATAAATAATATGTATATTTTTTCAATTTGCCTAAATTATTCTGCGACACTCGACAAATGGACTAGTGAATGAATAGTAAATTACAAGATGCACTACTGTATTACAACTGTGCCATTTGTGAATTACAAATTATTACTATTAATTAATTTGTGTGCTTACCATATATGGAGCCAAATATTTAGGAATGCAAATAATTTTGTCTGGAAAATTTTTTCTGTCTTGGTATTATATGTCAATGAGTGCAAACGGACAACCCACTTCGCCATTCCAGCAATGGCAAAACTTTTACCCCCCTTACGCTTTTATGCCCGATCAGGAGACCAAGGTGATCGACGCTGTCACAAATGTTGAACGTAACTTAACCGCTGGTAACGCCAGTATAACAAAGGATATTCACCAGACCACTCTTGGTCTGCGTGATGCCGTTGAGAAAGGTACTTATGCCAACGGACACGCTATTGAGCGTAACGCTGGTCTACTTGGTAGTGCCGTTGAACGCAATGGTGGAACTATTATGACCGCTATTGAGAAGGTCGCTGGTGAGCAACGCTTGACCACCACTGTCACGGATGCCGCCAGTCGTCAGGCTGCTGCTGACAGTGCCCGTGATTTGGCAATTGCCATTGAGCGCAATGGTGCCAATGCAGTAAATGCATCCCAAGCGGCTAGTGGAACTTTACTTGGATCTATTGAGCGCAATGCAGGCGAGAACCGCGTTACCACGGTTACTTCGCAGGGATTTTTGGATACTAAAATCACTGATACTCGCCACTCGATTATAAATGCGGTGAATGGTGCGACTTCCGAAGTACATGGAGAAGTTGTTCAAATGAGTAACATTCTAGGAAAGTCTATTAATGACACTGCTTGGGAGACCAGAACTGCCTTATCTGCTGGATTTGCCGCTGTGGCAATTGGAGTAGAGAGGTCTAAGTCCGATTTAGCAGCACAGGCTTCTTCCCAGTATGCTGCTTTATTGTTGGAGCAGCAGAAGATGGGACAGTTCTTAGCATCCAAGTCTGACAATCAATTCGCTATGACCCAGATAGAAATCTTGAAATCCAAGGCTGAGTTGGCGTCCCAGGCTGCTCAGCACTTCTCTATCAATCAGTTGGAGCAGCAGAAGTTGAGTGCTCTTGTTTCTGCTCAGATGGCGGAGGCGAAATACGATGCTCTTAAAAACACTCAGGAACTTGGCAAACAAGTTATGGAGTGCTGCTGCACGGTTAAAGAGAAGTTGGATGTTCTTGACCGTGACCGTCTGCGTGATGGACTCGTTGAGGCAACCAGTGACAACAATATGTTGAAGGTGCTTGAACAGGCAAGACAGGGCTCTGGACCTTTGGGTCAGGGTCTTCTCGGTGCTTACGGTTACCCCGGCGTTGGTCCCTACGGACCTGGCTACGGACCTGGCTACGGACCTGGTTTCGGACCTAATTACAGCGAGGGTGCCAACGTGAATATATATGAGAGACGTGGTCGTAGACACGGAAGCCGTAAGGACAGCAGATGCAGACGCTCTCGCTCTCGCTCTCATTCTTCCGAGCGTTGAGGGTGCGAGGGGCAATTAGATAGTTCGTGTGTCAGTGATGCTGAATCCGCATGTTCTTCAAAATCATCTAGTTCTTCTAGTTCGTCTAGTTCATCTAGTTCTTCCAGTTCATCTAGTTCGTCTGATTCTTCTCGTTCTTCCAGGTCTCGTCGTGGTTCTCGGTCTAAACCAGAGGCAACGGCTGAATCCAAACCTGAATCCAAGCCTAATTCTAAACCAGACGCAAAGTCTGAACCAAAATCTGAATCCAAATCTAAACGGGGTTCCAGCCCAGAACATAAAGATAAACCGTGTGGTATTATAGACCCAAGATGGTTTATACCTGGTCCACCGGGTCCTCCTGGACCACCTGGCAAAGACGGCAAAGATGGTAAAGATGGAATAGACGGTAAAAATGGGCTTGGGATTGTCGGGTGTAAAGGTGATACTGGCCCTACTGGTCCTACTGGACCAACTGGAAGTCATGGTTGCCAAGGACCAACTGGCGTGCAAGGCAATACAGGTGATACTGGTGCTACTGGTCCAACTGGAAGTAAAGGTGACACTGGTCCGCGTGGAGCATCGGGTGATGCTGGATTTGATGGAGCAACAGGACCAACTGGTCCGACAGGTCCAATCGGCGTCACTGGTCTGATAGGTGCCACTGGTCCGCTAGGCGCTACTGGTCCGATCGGCAATACTGGTCGAACAGGCGACGCTGGTGCTACTGGTCCGATTGGCATTGATGGTCCGACTGGCGCAACTGGTCCGACAGGTCCAACTGGTCCCATCGGCGTTGCTGGTCTAACTGGTGACACTGGTCCGACAGGTCCAACTGGTCCCATCGGCGTTGCTGGTCTAATAGGTCCGACCGGTCCAACTGGTCCAATTGGCGTTGCTGGTCTCATAGGTCCGATAGGTCTCATAGGTCCGACCGGTCCCATAGGTCCGACTGACGCTTGACACGCCGAGGAGAACTACTAATAGTCCGCAGTCAATATGAGTAAATTAGTTTTATTGTAATACATATTAGAATAAAATATTATGGTGTGAGACGCATTATTGTAATTGACGTTGTTATTTGCGGCATTGGATTGGATGAACTATATAATGTAACCGTTTCTGTCAAAGATGAGGTATTTACGACTTGTATCCGACATCCATTTAATACGTTGGCTGTCATGGGCACTTGACTAGTAAAATCAATGTCTTCTAATAACATGATAAAGGTTATACTCGTCTGAGCGGACAGAGCATTTACACCAAATGTCCCGCCAGGTATAATAGTGGTTGTATTTTTTATAAATGAGAACTGGCACTTTTCAAGCGGGCATATCACAATGCTCACCATATAGTTACCCGGTTTCCATAACCAAATGTCGGGGGAGTGGTCAATATGCAAGCAATCTCCAAATAACGCAGAATGTGTATCAAATATAATAGGTTCGTCCACTGACAGTACTTGGTCTGTTAAACTATATGCTGTAATAAATGTCTGATATATTAGACCGTTTGTAATAAATGTATTACCCGAGTCTCCTTTTGGACCAGTGTCCCCCTTTGGTCCGACATCTCCCGTGGGTCCGACTGGTCCGATTTCACCATTATTGCCCTGCATACCAGGTGGTCCAGGGGGTCCAATGTCTCCTTGTGGTCCAACTGGACCGGGCATACCGATTTCACCGTTATTACCTGGCATACCAGTGGGTCCAGTAGGTCCAACATCTCCTTGCGGTCCAACCGGACCAGGCATACCCATTTCACCGTTATTTCCCTGCACACCAGGCGGTCCAATTTGTCCAATAGGTCCTATGTCTCCTTGTGGTCCAGTGGGACCAGGCGTGCTGATTTCACCATTAATGCCTTGCATACCAGGTGGTCCAGGGGGTCCAATGTCTCCTTGTGGTCCAGTGTCACCTTTAATTCCTTGCATGCCAGTAGGTCCAATTTGTCCAATGGGTCCAATGTAACCAGTGGCGCCAGTGGGTCCATTGAATACTACTTCTCCCTTGGGTCCAGTGGGGCCCACATCTCCGTTCGGTCCAGCGGGTCCTGTGGGTCCAATATCCGCCATAAAATACTCTACATACGAGCAATCAAACCGTCCATTAAATCCATTATACATTTCTAATCTTAATGGACACGTGCACAATTCTCCATAAAAAAAGATACTATCCGTTAATAGTTTATTACACTTAATACAATAATTTGCTTTGACACTATTGCACGATGTATCCATAAGGTTATTGCACGATGTATCCATATACACTAGTATTATATATAATACAGCATATTTTACTAAATACCATATTAAATGGCTGCACTCTCGCAGCAAATTGTACACTTGTAATTACACCAGCAGTAAAACCCATTTTGTAAAATCACGAAATATTTGTAATTTACAACTGTAATTACAAAATTACAATGTATCACTAATCAGTAACTGTGAATTTGTGATTTTTTTTGTAATATTTGTGGGGACCCAAGCGGCCAGTTTAGTTTAGCATCGCAGAAGTATGCCGTCATTGGACAATGAATCCGCCCGTTTATTCATATCGCGATAAACGTGGTCAAATGCAATGGTTTCAAATTGGCTTACCAATCGTTTTGACCTAGCAAACAACTCTTTTAAGTTGGACGAATTCACTTTGTATTCTCCTCGCATTTGCTTGATTACTAACATACTATCGCCTTTTACTGAAATGTTCTTTATGTTTCGACCCGCCGCCTCAGTTAGTCCCAGTATCATACCCGTATATTCCGCCACATTGTTTGTTTCTTTGGCGCCAACATATACACTAGACGACCATATTTCGGTTTCGTTTTGATATATCACTGCCCCCGCACCCGCCTCTCCTGGATTGCCTTTACTACATCCATCAAAATACAAGGTATATTCCATTGCTGTGTTCCTTATTCGTTGTTCGTCACAACATTTTACAACAGACTTCAATTTTTCTATTGGGAAAGAAACGGTTGCGTAATGCGGGTCTATTTTTTGTATGTTGGTATACTATTATGGAAAATAAGTTTTGTGCTGAATATATTTGGATAGGCGGCGAGAACGAGTTACGCTCAAAAACGCGGGTATTTACTAATTACAATAAAGATGACGGATTCCCCGATTGGGATTATGACGGTAGTTCAACGAAACAGGCAGACGGCAACAATTCCGAGGTTATATTACGTCCGTGCGCCGTGTTTGCAGACCCATTTAGGAAGGAAAACAACGTGTTAGTTCTATGTTCTACATACAGACCTGACGGAGAACCGCTGCCGAATAATCATCGGCATCACGCAAAATACGCCTTTGACCAAAAACCTAGCGAACACCCTTGGTTTGGACTAGAACAGGAGTATTTTATGTATAACAATCGGTCACGCTATCCGCTGGGATTTGATGAGAACGGTAAGCAGGGGCAATACTACTGCTCGGTCGGGGCAAATAATGCATTTGGGCGAGAAATCGTGGAAGAACACTTGGCTGCGTGCTTGGCCGCTGGATTAAACATTAGCGGCGTTAATGCGGAGGTTGCCCCTGGACAGTGGGAATTTCAGATTGGGATATGTGAAGGTATTGAAGCGGGGGACCATTTGTGGCTTGCTCGGTATTTGTTAGAACGCATTTCGGAAAAACACGGGGTTTATATAAATTATCATCCCAAGCCGCTCGTCGGCGACTGGAACGGGTCGGGATGTCATACCAATTATTCCACCCAAAAAATGCGAGAACACGGCGGAATAGATGAAATATATAGGGCAATTGAACGGTTGGGTGACAAACACGCGGAACATATGGAGGTATATGGAGAATTCAACAAGTTGCGGTTAACGGGTAAACACGAAACTGCTAGTTACACAGTATTTACTCATGGAAAAGCGGACCGTGGGGCGTCTATTCGTATTGGCAATAAGACGATAAATGACGGGTTTGGTTATTTTGAAGATAGACGCCCTAGTTCTAATATGGATCCGTACCGAGTAACTGCCAAGATATTTGAAACAACTTGCTTGTAATCCTATTAAAAAATCATCTGTATAAAAGATATAACGATGATTGATTCGCAGAACATTTGGATAATCTCCTGTTCCATTGTACTAATCGGAGCCATAATATGCTGTATCCGAAAAATAGAGGAGGATGCTGATGACGACGACAGTTCGATTAGCGAATTATTGGTATAATGACTTGGACTATAATGTTTTAGATTTCTTCGATTTTTTAGATTTCTTCGATTTATTGGCTTTCTTGGTTTTATTGCCTTTCTTTGATTTATTGAATTTCTTTGGTTTACCGCCCGCATCGGGTGGAAAATCTAATCTATGTGGATGTTTACCGTTTATGGTAGAATATGAAATCCCCTCCCCTCTGTCTATATTTACTAACATCATACTAGGCAATTTATTAAATGCGGATAGCATAATGTCGTCGTAATCGATGTACTTTTTGGTCCATTGAGATTGATAATGTCCAGCGGGGCGACCCGAATGCGCTTTTTGATATGCGTGTTTTTCTAGGTCAGTTATATATCCCAGCGTCTTGCGCATAAAATCAATCTTTTCCTGGTCATTCTGGGCAATGTTAATCTCACTAACTTCGGCGTACATGTCCGCGATTTCCTCTAATATTTCAGCCTTTTCCTTTTCATTAAAATATGCATCCGTAGAACCTGAATCTAGTATAGATGCTCTACCAAAATCAATTATTTTGCTTTTCATAATGTCGCCGTCTAGGTATACCATAACGTTTTGTGAGTGTAAATCTAAATGAATCACTTTTAATTCAATACACGTTCTTACTATTTGCGCAATTATGTTTGCAGCGACACCCCGAACTACTTCCTGAACAATTTCTGGTGTGGTTGGATCATTCGGATGGTCGTGTCTAAACTGATAGAATGTACGTGCGTCTGGTATGGTTGGCATTAATAAAATACCTAGTTTACGATGGTGATAATAAACTTCGTCTCGTTTGTTATAAATAGTTTCGGCTAAGTAAGCGATAGCAATCTTGGCATCGTTGTTGCGTGGGTCTAGTTTGTTTCGGAGTTTCACCAATAATTTGTCTGATACGTCGTCTGTAAGAATACTTGCATACGCTACCGATGGGCATATTGCGGGTCTACTTCCAGCCACAGATTTGATCCAAATGCCGTCTTGTATTATTGATTCCTTCTTAAAGTTTTCAGGTGATACTGCTTCCTTCTTGATTATTGTCTGATCGCCCACTAAATTTAAGTTACCAAAGACAAGGGGACCTAATCTATCACTTTCTCGTGTAGATACCACGACTATTTTAATGATAAAACTCTTAACATCTACTGAAAACCGCTGGGCTCCTGGTAATAAATCCAAATATGGGTATGATACAATGTCATCGCCTATATCTACTTTAAACATTATACCATTTAATGAATTCGCGGTGAGTAGAGTTACTCTCGTTTCGGTCAAATCAAGCATGTCATATATTGGTTTAATGCCGTGGTTATCCCCGCGTGTGTAGAGAGAACTATTTAATACTACACCACCGTCTTGCGTCATAATATAGTATATTCACATAATTTACACCGACTAAACATTAAATGAATAACAAAATTGGTATAAAAAATAATCTACTAAGTATGTAATAATGTTCATTCTTTTGCTATTGACCGGACTGCTCGGTATTACTGCCAGATTCAATGAATTTGTGCCGAAATTGGATGCAGAAAAATACATAGTATATCATGCTCCCGAAACTTTGCCAAAGGCGTTTGCTTGGAACAATGTAGCTGGTGTAAATTATTTGACGAAGAACCTAAATCAACATATCCCCGTTTATTGTGGGAGTTGCTGGGCACACGGCTCTATCAGTTCGCTCGCTGACCGTATTAAAATTAAGCGCAAAGCCGCTTGGCCCGATATCAACCTCAGTATTCAGTTTTTATTGAATTGCCAAATGGGCGGTAGTTGCAATGGTGGAGACCATCTGGCGACATATAAAGCCATACACGAGTATGGGTCAATTCCATATGATGATTGTATGATTTACCAAGCGTGTAGTTCAGATTCTAGTGAAGAGGCATGTAAAAATAATAAACAGCAATTTGAATGCACGGCGACGAATATTTGTAAAACGTGTGATACATTTACCAATCGCGGGGGAACATGTAGCCCCATTATGCACTACCCGAATGCGACGATTGCCAGCTATGGTGCTGTCAAAGGCAGCGCAGATATGATGGCGGAGATTTACAAGAATGGTCCGATTGCGTGTGGTATCAATGCGGAAGAAATCGTGGATTACACTGGCGGAGTTCTAGACCTCCCACATCAACTAAAAATGATTAATCACATAATATCGGTTGTCGGCTGGGGCTACGATGAGGCGATCAACAAACAATACTGGATAATTAGAAATTCGTGGGGATCGTACTATGGAGAACTTGGTTTTTTAAGGCTGGTACTGGGCGAGAACCAATTAGGTATTGAGAAGAGTTGTGCATTTGCAATTCCGGGTAACTGGACAATGCAAAACGTGCCGTGTTATGAAGATGGCAGTAACTGCTCTAAGTAAGCGAACTATTGGTGTAACGGATAATATATTAGAATTCTTGTATTTGTGTGGTCGCTGCCATTTTAATAATACAATTTTATGATTTCCACCAATTCCGTATTTTCTTCCCGTTCAATTCGTCCAATACATTCTTTCATTGTTTCTATTAATGTATCCAATTTGTCATCAATGTCCACTTTACTCACATTGGAATCGGGATTAAAACGAATAAATATCCATTTTCCGCTATGTATCATATACAGGTCATCATAACGAATTTCTTCATCGGTTTTATCATACCCACGATGAGCAAATTCATCCGTTTCAGTTGCTAACATAGTATTGCCAATTAGCTTACGATGGTCAATGCGACGCCGATGCGTGCAATCACAATTACCAGTATAAAGAGGTTTGTCATGTACAAATCCTTCAAAATTTTCATTTATTTTATTCCTTACCATAATTTCTTTGGTATGAGCATAAATAACTTGACTGCGTGCATCCGCAGGAAAGCATCGTTTGAAACAAGTTGCACAATAGCCGTCGTAAGCAGATGAACCACTACGACTATCAATCCAATCAATGCAATTAGGACATCTGTTGCCGCCGCCATGTGCAATGCATTTATTGGTTTTATCTCTGGCACTTGCACTGCAATTCGGTTCATTACATCTCAATCCGCCTCCGTGTGCTACACATTTATCGGTGCCGCTTCGGGCACTTGCACTGCAATTTGGTTCATTACATCTGTTGCCGCCACCATGGGATACACATTTGTCAGTTTTGCCTTGGGCACTCGCAGTGCAATCCGGTTCATTACATCTGTTGCCGCCACCATGCTTTACACACTTATCTGTTTTGCCTCTGGCACTTGCACTGCAATCCGGTTCAACACATCTTTTGCCGCCG